AGCGACGTCAGAACGATTCCGGCTTTCTCTCGCATTACGCTTTCCTCTTCGTGCCCTGTGTGACCGTCCAGAGATGCGCGGCGATGTTCATCGTGATCCCCACGAGGCCGTACCACAGCTTGTTGTTCAGGTCGGCCAGCTGCTCATCCACGCGCCGGTCGTGGTCGTCGTTCTGCTCGCTCTTGGCGATCAGCCGCGCGTTGATGGTGTCCTGCGACTGCCGCGCGTTCCCCACCGAGGTGAGGTGACCCAGCACCATCACCACCAAGGCCACCCGAAGCGTCCACTTCTGCGCGCATCGTCTGCGCTCATCCGTCAAGGTGCGTGCCCTCCAGTCGAGATACCAGCGCCACGCCGTCATGCGACCGCCAGTGCCGTCCGACGCAGCAGGTCCGCCAATGAGAACCGCACCGTAGAGGCCGTGCAGGTAAAGCGTGGCGCAAGCCTCCCGCTCGCGAGGTCGATCTGGTCGATGGTCACGCGCACGATCCGGTACGTGCCGGAGTAGCCAGGATCACCAGAGAAGGACACCGTCGCCGTCTTGCCGCTGCGCGACTTCACATCGCGCGTGGCGTATGTGATCGTCACGATGGGATTCTTGAAGAGTGCGAGATCCGCATCGGCGCGCGTCTGGCAGGCCGCATCCGAGAGCAGCGAACTGTCGTCGATCTGGTGCTCGTAGACCCCGTACGAGGCCTGCGCGGTGGTGTCGTTCCGCTTCACGAAGATCGCAACAGGCGTGCTTTCGGCGCAGTCGGCGTACAACCCTGTGACGCCGGTCAACGCTGGTGCCGCCGTGACCGTGCTGTTGTAGTTGACCGGCGCGATGATGGCACCGACGCCGCTGGCGGGGACGCCTGTCAGCGTGTTCCCGCTGATGCCGGTGTAGCGGATGACCTGTCGACCGTTGCCGATGATCGCCCAGCCACCAGACGAGGACGCAAAGCCAGTGCTCGCCACGGTCAGCGTGGTGCTGCCCTGCAACGTCTGCCCGGACGGCATCGACAGACCGGATGTGTCACCCGTCGGAACGTTCGCGCCAAGTGACCCGTCGGCGGTGCTGTCCGTGTAGGTCGTCGCAGTGTTGTTGGCGATGGTGGTCAGGAGCTTCAACTGTGACCCGGCCGCCACCGTGCGGTACACCTTGCGCGACGTCACACCAGACGGCCCGATGGCAATGCCGGTGAGGTTGACTTGCGCGATGGCCAGTGTGCCGCCACTCGTGAGCGCCGTACCGCCCGTGAAACTCACCACGAAGTCGGTGACCGTGGTCGTGCCACCCGTGGCCTGATTCGACGCGTAGGGCGATGCGGTCTGCGTCACACTGGCCCAGGTCGAGCCGCCATCATCAGAGCGGTACACGATCACGTAGTTTCCGCGCATGTCGCTAGTGATGACCCACGAGATCGTCGGGCTGTTACCAGTCGACGTGATCGTCACGATGCTGCTTGGGGCCGTCTCAGCGCCGCCACCGCTGTCGATGGTGATGGCGTACTTGAGCGTCGTCCCTGCCGTCGGACCACCTGACAGGACACCCGTGCCAACCAAAGAGATGGTCGGAGCAGACACGGTGCCAGGCAACGTGACCGCCGCCACTGGCGAGGGCAGCGTCTCGCCCGATGCGGTCACCCAGGTATAGGCGTAGTTGTGCGCGCCAGCCGTCACGCCGGTCCCGTTGGCCTGCGCCAGCGTCGGACCTGCCGACGGCGTCACACCCGGCCCTACGAGGCTACCGCTGTCGCCCAGCACGACCCCCGTGTAAGTGATGACCTGCGCGTCAACGTCGGCCTGCCCCCCGCTCGGATTGAAGATCGCCGCCGTGTCGACGGGGATAATGGTTTCGCCGGAGTCGAGCGCCGTAAGCAGCCGCGTGCTTGCGCCGCGCACGTAGACACGGGTGCGCAGCTGGCTGCGGTCCTCTTCCCGTGAGATGGGCGGCTCGTGCAGCAGCTTCGATCCCGCTTGGTCGCCGACGGTGTCAGGGGCCGCGCTCGACTCGCTGGCGAAGAAGTGCAAGTCCTTGGCGTAGTCGACGTACCAGTAGGCTCCAGCCAGCGCCGCCAGCCGCGTCAGACACGTTGCCATGTCCTCCGACCCGTCGAACGTGATCGACACGGTCGGGAGGCTGGCTTGCACGTTGGTGCTGGTGAACGTCAGAGAGAAGTTGCTCACGAGGCCAGCCGCCACATAGGAGGCCGACACCGCCGTGAACACCTGACGCGGGCGATACTGGTTGAACAGGAAGGTGTAGTCCTGACACTGCACCTCCCACGCGGCATTGGCCTTCCGGCCTTCGTAGAACTCCCGCACGGACACGATGTGCCCAGCGAAGATCAGGTTGGCCGTGGTCACGTCGCCGAGTCCGATCTTGACTTCGGCCGTCACCGATGGCGCGGACGAGCCGTCCATGATGAACGTGGCCGTGTTCGGCGCTTCGTTGATCACGTCATCGATGCGCACCGAGCCATTACGGATCTGGCTGGTGACGGTCGACCCGCCGATGGTGACGACAGCAACGTTGCTCATGCCGAAGGCAACCTGCGGTTCACCCGCCGCATAAGTTCCTGACCGATCTGATCAGCCAGACCGGCCACCGTCGACCGATCGAACACGCCGGCCGAGATGTTGACCGTGATGGAGTTCCCGCCTCCGTTCGGCGTGATGAATCCGGACTGCGACGGCGTGAAGAGTTCCGGCCCGCGCTCGCCGACCATGTAGGGCTGACCGCTGGAGACAGGGCCGCCATTGGCGCGAGCAGGCCACGGCAGGTTCGACACAAAGCCGGTCGTGCCCTGCTGCATCGTGCCGCCACCGAAGCCGAGGAACGACCCCGGACGCATCGCCGCCGCGCTCAGGCTCTCCGATGTCGGCACCGCATCGCCCGCGAACATCATGTCGAGCGCAGCCTTGGCCTTGGCCGCCTGGTTGACCGTCTCCTGCAGGGCCGCCGTGGCGCGCACGCTGGCCGACTCGAAGCCAGTTCCGAAGGCATTGGCTGCGAGCTGCGCCGCATCGGCCGTGTCGCGGAACCGCTGGATGGCCCCGTCCGAGAACTCCCCGACGTGCGCCAGCGCCGCCTGATAGGTGGCCTGCGCCTTGTCGGCAATCTCCTGTAGCCCTGCCTGCGTGCCCGTGGAGAGTTCGCTGTTAATCTTGGCCCAGTCCACCGAGATGGCCGACAGCTTCGCGGTGGTGTCAGCCGCCAACGCCTCGTAGAAGGCCATCGTGTCAGTTCCGGCGCGCTGTGCGGCCGCAGCCGTCTCAGCGGCCCAGCGCTGCACGTCGGCGATCTGGCGTTCGGTGGCCGTCGAACCCTGTGCGCTGCGGATGGAGGCGTATTCCGCCCAGAGGCGCGATGTCGACGCGATCGACTCGGCTTCAACCTTGAGCGCGGTGGCCATCGCTGATGACTGTACTGACGTCAGTTCGTACATGTCGGCCACCCGCTTCAGTTCCACGCCCTGCTGCGCGTAGTACTTCACGCCTTCTACAACAGCGCCGTCGATACCGTCGAGCACAGCACGGTAGCCAGTCGCCGTATCGATGACGTCCTGCAGATTGGCGTTGTAGACCTTGAGCGCCGCGGCGTTCTTGGCAGCCAGATCCTCAGAGAACTTATTGAACGCTTCGTGGATCTCGTCGACAGCGTCGGAGCCTTGGCGGTAGCCATCCACCAGACCCACTGCGGCTTTGCTGCGCTCCGCCAGCGCGGCGGCGGCTTCACGCTGCGCCGCCTGCTCCTTGACGGCCGCAGCCGTAGCCAGTTCGGTGGCGGCCCAGTTGTCTTTCTCGGCCCATCCAAGATCGCGCAGAATCCGTGCCTTCTCTTCGAGCGTGGCATTCTCAGGCATCTGCAGTTCGAGCGGACGCGCTGGGAAAATCTGCGTCGCGGCAAATGCCTTCATCCGGATCATCAACGTTTCGAGCTTTTCGCCGAACTTGTCGGCGTTCTCCAGCTGCTGAGGCGTGATAAGTGCGTCCTTCGGCACGTCGTTCATTGCCTGACGCAGATCGCCCAGTAGCGGGATCAGCGTCTTGGACAACTTGCCGCCGAAGAGGTCCGCCGCGACGGCGTTCTTCTCCATCGGGTCTTCAATGCGCCCGACGGCTTCACCGATGGAGATGAATGCCTCTTCGGGGCCTGACCGCATCAGGGCATCGATGTTCAGGCCCAGTTTCTCGACGGCTCCAGACGCGCTCTTGTCGCCTCCCGCAAGACGCTCTGACAGCGTACCGACGGCCCGCCCAATCTCGTCCATCGACACGCCTACAGAAGTACCGACGTAGGCAAATTTTTGCAGGCCGTCAGTCGATACGCCTGTGGCCGCCGATAGATCCTCAAGCTGTCCGGCCATGTCGAATAGGCTCTTGCCGAACCCGACGACTGCGGACACGCTGAGGCCAATACCGAATGCCCCCAGCAGCGACCCTGCCATCTTCAACGGCCCCGACAGGCTCGTGAAGGCAGACCCTGCGTTCTTCGTCGCGTCGGCGACCTTCTGGATACCTTCGGGCACTTCCATGCCCATCGCCTTCAGCTTGGCGACGGCTTCCTGTGCCTGTGCGCCGACTCGCGCCAGTTCGTTCTCGGTGAGCCGTGAGACGCCGCCGATGTCCTCGATAGCCCTCGCCGTAAGCGTGGCTTCCTGAATGACGCGACGGCCGCTGAAGGTATCCGTCATCCGGCCCAGCGCCTTCTCCACCTTGCCCGCGCCCGTCTCGAACGAGCGCAGCTGTACTTCGGCCTTGTCCACGGCCTGCGTGAACGAGGAGAAGTCGGCTTTGAAGGTTGCGGTAATGGCCATCGGTAATCACCCTGCGTCGGGTCGCGCTGCGGTCGTGGCTTTCACCATCAGCACCAGTTCGTCGTACTCGTGCGGGTCGAGCGAGCGGACATCCTCAAGGCTCCAGCCCATGAACTTCGCCAACGCGAAGTCCGCCCTCAGACTGTCGGCCCACCCTGGTCGTTTTTTTCCGCACTCCGGGCGGCCTCGTCGGCCTCGTCATGTGCTTCGACGGCCTTTTTGATCTCGCGGAAGGTGTCGATGTCCGTCGACAGCAGCGCCGCCTCTGAGAACGGCACCGGCTTGCCACCGTCAGACAGTGACCAGTCCGTCACGTAGGCCAGCACCTGTGCCAACCCGGCGTAGCGGATGTCCATCTGCATCCGGCCGTTCTCCTGCAGCACGTACTGCCGCTGCAGCAAGCCGTGATACTCGCCCGCCGTAAGCCGCCGCTTGACCTCGATCCACTCCCCATCAGAGAGCGGCAGTCGAGTCGTCTGCGGCTTCGGGAACCTGTCGCGTGCCATGTGCTATTCCTCCGGGCCGAGCTGTGCCGACACAGTCCCGTCCGCGATCTGCAGCGAAAGGATCGGGAACACCACGTCCCGACCCTGTGACCGACTCCACCGAAACGTCAGCCCCGGCTGCGACAGGGCGTACGCGTCTGCACTGACAACCTGTGCGGTCAGTCGCGTGCTGGTAGGGTCAGCGATGAGTTCCCACTGTCCAAGGCTCGCCGCAGGTCGATAGGACCAGCAGATGCGCGCCGATGGACCGTGGATCGTGGCGGCCATTAGATCGTGCTGTTGCTCCAGCTACCGTTCGCCACGAAGCTGGCCGAGATGGTCACCGCGCCCGTGTTGTCGACCGAGATGGACTGGTCGATCCACGCTGGGCCGCACTTGTACTTGGTCGGCGCGTCCGAGGACGGGTACAGGTAGATCTTGCAACCGTCCGACGAGGCCGCCGCGGTGGTCAGCTTCGTTTCGGTGTCGTCGAAGAACCCGTCGAACGTGCCCTGAATGTCGGGCAAGCCCTGCACGTAGCTTTTGTTCGTGTCACCGAACGCCGTGACTTCGATCTTGTCCGTGGTCGAATCGACCGACCAAGACTTGAGCTTCACAACGTTCGTCGCCGCGCCCGTGCCCGTGGTGGACAGGTACACGACGCCCTTTTTGCCGGCGTATGCTGCCATGTGCTACTCCTGCCGCCTCACGCGGCGTTCTCCAATAGGAGCGCTTGCAGGTCACCGATCACCACACGGGCGCGGTCAACCCAGGACGCCTCAGCCACACTGGCCGGTAATGCTTCCGCCACACGGGCGCGCTGTTCGTCGTCGCGCAACCACTGACGGATCAACTGCTCCGCTTCCTGCGGGGTCTGGAACGTCGGCACCAAACTGCCGAACTGCTCCGGTACTTCGGCGCGGTAGTCCGACAGATGGAACGCGCCGCACGCCGCGAGTTCATAGGCTCGAGGACTCAGGCTCTCGGCATGGGAGATGCGCGGATTCGAGCGGTCCAGCCCGAAACCCTTGGAGCGCCGGTACAGGTTCAACCCGACCTTCGCCCGCCGATACAGCGAACTGGCGTAGGTGTTGTTGACCTGTGCGCCCTTGATGCACTTCGCCACCTGACGCTTCAGGCCCAGACCCTTCCATGTGCCGTACAGGCCCAGATCGATCCCGGTCCAGTCGATCGCGTTGAACCAGGTAATCCGCTCGGGAAAGCCAGACCCGACGAACACCACGTCATGCGCCGGCGCGTCGTCGTCGATCGCCGCGCTTGGGATGTGGCGCTGAGGGTGCCAGCCGTGCGGCAGGTAGCCCGCGCGCTTGTTCACCTTCCGGAAGTCGTCGAGCACGCTGCGTTCGTTCGTCCAGCAGCCATCGACGATTGACGCCATGCCGAGTTCCTTCTCGGCGTCGTACGGCGATTCGGTGAACAGGACCGTGACCGGCACGCCCGCGCGCTTAAGCATCACGATCACGTCGCGGTGGAAGAACATGCCGCACACGACGATCACCGCGTCGACCTGATGCCGGAGCGCCATAGCCAGCGCGGGTTCGCTCGCCTGATAGACCACCATTGAGCCGTCTGGCTTCGGCAGGTCAGGACGGCCGCGCCGCTGCTGTCTCCAGCGGTAGAACACTTCTGACCCGGCCTTGTCCAGCCGTTCGTCAAGGCGATACGGGATCACCTCCACGCCGTGCTGCTTCAGGCCGTAGGTCAGGCCAGCTTCAACGTCTGCGGTCGACCACGACGCACCAGGATGAACGACGAGCACCTTCATACGAACGCCTCATGCGCCCGAGGCGTCCGCAGCGCCGCCAGCGTCTCGTTGACCGGATGCAGACGGCACATCGCCCGGCAGCCAGCGTCCACCGTGAACGTGCGAGGGTGCCGCGCCCAGATGTCTGTGAAGGACTCCCGCCGCAGGTCACCAAGCGCCGAGACGCCGCGCCGCTGCGGGCAGAGCCACACGCGCCCATCCGGAGTGATCGTCGTGTTCAACTGCACCCCGTGGCACTGGCTGTAGCCGTGGTCCGTCCATGCCGCGTAGGCAAGGAACCGATCCACGTCAAGTTCCACATCGGCCGCGTTCGACAGGGCCACCAGTGACGGCATCGCCTGCAGCACCCACGACCGATCGCCAGTGGGCACTCCGGGCCGGTCCTGCGCCGTCTGGATGGCGGGCCGGAACGTGACGTAGTGCGCGCCCAGATGGCGGCCCAGCGTCAGCATCTCATCGGCCCGCTGCCAGTTGTCGGCGTGCAGCAGAAACGACGCGCCCACTGTGGCCTTGGAGCCGATCAGGGCCGTGAGTCCACTGCACGCAGAGAGAAACCGCGAGGCCGGGACGCCCTTTTCGGCCGCATACGTATCAGCGTCGGGCGTATCGAGCGAAACCACCACCCACGAGGCCATCGACGCCAGCGCGCTGGACGAAGCCGCCGTCAGCAGGCCGCCACAGGTGTACATCCCCTGCTCGAAGCCACGCATGGCTGCGTATTTGATGATGTCCAGCCAGTCCGGATGCGTGGTCGGCTCCCCGCCTCCGCTCCACACGATCGACTTGACGCCCGCGCTGTGCAGGTCGTCCAGCGTCCGCATGACGAGGCCGGTATCTGCCAGATCCCCGGTGCCCTCGAAGGCCATAGGCAGCGTGCGCGGCTTCATCGCCCACGGTCCCCGCACATGCGTGTGCGCGAAGTGACAGTCGCGGCAGCCGAGGACGCAGCGGTTTGACAGATCCCATTCTACGGTGACCGGGGCAGGCGTCTCGCCACGGTCCCACGCCGCGATCCGGTCGATGTGCCTGAGCACCTTGGCGCGAGGATTGATGAAGCTCACGCCGCGGCCTCCTCAGCGCCACGGCTCACACCACCGCGCGAGAACAGCAGATCCAGCGGCACCGCATAGATCCCGCTGGCATAGAGCGCGGCCATGAAGTCGAAATCACCTTCGTAGCGCGCCCCGTAACAGTGCGCGTGCGCCCGCCAGACGTCAGCCCGAACGATGGTGCAGTTCAGGTCGATCGAACCCATGCGCGGAGGCCACGCGGCCCCGGACGGCCACACAGACCCGTTCTTCTCGGTCTGCACGACGATCAGCGCCGGGAAGCCTTCCGCCTCCGCGTGCGCCTGCACCTGGGCGACCACATCAGGGCCAGCCAGCACATCGTCATCGCAGAGGAAGGCCACGTAGCGCCCGTGCACGGCCCCGGTGTAGTGCTGCACGCGCGAAAACATGCCGTCGATGCCGATGCCGACGTGGTCAGGGATCACGATCTGTTCGATGTAGGCCACTGCCGTCTGCGCGGCCACGCTGGCGAAGTTTCGGGCCAGTCCACGAGGACGGCGAAACGCCGGAGTGTAGAGCGTCAAGAACGGGTTCACTCGGACACCTCGAGTCCAGACCGGCGCAGCATGTCGACCAGCGCAAACACCATTCGAGCGCGGGCGCGGATGGCCTTCGGGATGAATTGCTGAGACACCGGAGCCTGCGGCATCGCGCCGCGGTCATAGCCCTTGCCTGTACGACGGCTCTTCGTGCCCTTCTCGAAGATGTAGGCATGCGGCGCTCGTGCTCGGACGACAGCTGACCCGCCGAATCGCGACTGCGTCACGTTGGTGGTCACGCCGCGCTTCAGATTGCCGGTCGGCCCTTCAGGGTAGCCATCCTGCGCCTGCCGTGCCGCTTCCCGCGCGTGCGCGTCCACGATGGTGTTGGCCTCGCTCGCCAAGTCCTCGGGCAAGTTCTGCATCATGCGGCGGAACTCATCGAGGCCAGGTATCGAGACAGACGCGCTCACGCGATCACCTCTTCGCAGACGCACACGATCTGGTTGTTCGCTTCGTTCACGTTCTGCACCGACCGCACGAACAGTTCCCGCGTGCCGTGCACGAGGCGCGTGTCGACGGTCACGTCAGAGCGATACCGCATGGTCACAACGTGCGACTGCGTGCGCCCGTCTCCGGTTGCGCCCTGCGGCTCGATGGCCGCCCACGCGCCAGCCGGCGACAAGTCCTCGTAGAACCCGTCCGAGTCGTTGGACGTCTGCGGCGAGCGCGACAGCGTCACGTACTGGTTCATCCGGCCTACTCGCACGCGGGCACCCAATGCACCACATCGGACCAGCACGCCGCGGCAGACTCACGCGCAGCAGTTGCCTGCGCGTCCATGCCGTCACGGTCAGCATCAAGGTAGGTGACGTACATCCGGATGCCCTGCTTGATCTTCTCGGGGATGCTCGCCACGGTGGCCCAGCCTGCGACGTAGGTGATCTGCACGCGTCCAGTGCGCCGGTCCGCCTGCAGGGCAGGCCAGGACACATCAGGCGCGCGCACGATACGGCCCGGAGTCGCCAGCGTGTCGACTTCGTAGTAGCTGGCCGAGAGCGTCTGCAGCGTCCCGTTCGCGTCGTAGTACTTGACGTGGGTCACCGACTGCAGCGGGGCCGCCATCGGCAGCGGCATCACCTCGTCGAACTCATGCACGTCGTACCGCCACGTCTGGGTGAACAGCGCCCGCCGCATCTTGGCCTCAGCCTCTTCTCTGGCTGAGACGATGTACGACCGCAAGATCGTGTCTGACTCTTCGCCCACAATCTTGGCCTGCCGGCGTGCTTCGTCCAGCGTGATCGGCTCCTGCGCTGGCCCCGTTACGAGCGCATAGGCACGCAGCGACCGTTCGTAGCCGTAGTCCCTCATGCCCGACGACCCTTCCGCACGACCGCCCGTTCACGCACGCCGACTGTGGCCAGTTCCGCCCCGTCCTCGCGCACGAGTTCGGCCCGACCTTCTCGTATCCATGTCTCCATCTGCGGAGAGAGCCGGGACAGACCCCGAAGGATCTGGCCCGGCAGGAACGGGAAGTCAGGGGCCGATGAATCGACCGGCTGAAGGAAGCGGAGGTCCACGTTACGCCGTGCCCTCGGCACCCGCGGTGACGGTGGAAATCTGGATCGGGTTGGCGTAGTCCGTGATGTACATGTAGGCGTCTCCTGTGAAAGAAGGGCAGGAGCGAGGGCGACCCAGTGCCGCCCTCGCCGGTCTGCCTGTTACGCCTGCGTGCCGTACTTCACCGGACGGGTACCCGCGTCGAGCAGGTCTCCGTCCGACCGCGCGAAAGCCAGGAACCCGACCTGGTGATAGTCGGCGTACCGCTCGTCGAGACGGACCAGCGTCACGTCGCGGCAGTCGCGGATGATGTACTTCGAGAAGTCGCCGAAGAGGATCGACTTGACGCCAGTCGCCGGGGTGGTCATCGACTGATTGACCACGTACTGGTAGCCCATGACCTGGTCGGGCTGCCCGACCGTCAAACCGGGCTGCCACAGCGGCATGCCGACCGTGTCGCCGGAGTACTGGAGGATCTTGACCTTCTTCAGCATCTTCAGCGCGCCGTCGTGGAACATGAACTTGCCGTTCACGCGGTACGCCGGGTCGACGCTGTGCACGAGGTCAACCAGATTGTCGTAGGTCACCGTCGCGGTGCCCGAGAACGTGACGCTGGACGAGGTCGCCGCCGTCACGATGCCGTTCGGCTGGCTGGAGCCGGTGCCGGTCGTGAAGTGGTCGTTCTGGATGCGGGCGATGCGCTCACCGAGGGCGCGCCCGATGAACCCGTTGACGTCGATCGACGAGTCCTGCAGGAACTCCTGCGAAACGAGCACCGACTTGGACGAGTACTTGTACGCCTGCAGGACAAGCTGCCCGAAGGTCACGTCGACCTCCGAGACCTGCGTGTTTTCAGCCAAGATCGCGCCCTTGTTGCTGGTGTCGTCCGAGGTCGGGATCGGCATGTCCGATCCGGTCGCCGTGCGGATGACTGTCGCGACACCGCGCATTCCGCCAAACTCCAGCAGCGCCCGCTCCAGCGAACCCATCATCGTGTCGGCGACGGTGTAGCCGCCGATCGAACCCGAACCGACACCGACCGCCGCGCGCTTCTCCCATGCGGCGATGTCGGCCGGGTCGAGCGAGCGGAGCGCCTGCGGGGCAAGCCGAAGGGTCATCGTCTTGGAGCCGAGACGCGCGCCGACGCGCTGCGCCGCGCTGCGGTGCTGCTCGTTGACGTGCTGCTCGTCGAGGCCAGCGAGGAGCCAGCCACGGATCGCGGTATCGTAGTCGTGCGGGGTAGCCTGACCGGCCGCGCGGACCTGCTGTTCGGGGCGGCTCGGCTCGCTGCGGCGACCGTTGGGAGCGTCGGCAGTCGTGATGCTGCGCTGGGCCGCGTCGAGACGCGACAGGCGCTCGACCTGCGCGGTGATCTCGTCCGACTTGCCCATCAGCTCGTCGAACTTGGCGCTCTCGTCGCCGCGCCATTCACCGCTCTGGTCGTTGTAGACGCGATTGCGGATCTCGTCCGCTGCCGCGATGACTTCCTTCTTCTTGTTCAGGAGATCGTTGATGTCCATGTTCGGTTCCTCGTGGTCGTGCGGAGGAACCGATTCGGCGACACATGGCGCACGGGAACGGCCCACGCACGAACCCAGTGTTGGGGTCGTGGTTGTTTGGGGCCGTCCGTGCCTAACGCCGCAGGCAGGAGGCTGTGTTATCGCGAGGTCAGACGCCGCGAACGCCGCCGCGCTCGCCTGACTCGCTCACTGTGTTGTTCTGTCGAGTGTGCGCCTATTCGATCTGTCCGTGGGTTTTCAGGTGGAAAACCAACGCTTCTCGGACGACACGCGCCACCGGCACATCCCGCCGGATGGCTTCGCGTGAGACAGCATCGTGCAAGGCGGCCGGCACGGTGCAGGCTGGTAGCTGCGAGGTCTGCGCGGCTAGTGGAGGTCGACCGCCGCGATTCATCGAGCGAGCCGCAGTCTCGTCTCTGCCCATTTCGCGTCCCTCCGTGGATGCTGCGACTGGAACTGCTGAAACGACCGGATAGCCTCGCTGAGATGCCCGCGCGCCTGCACATCCGTCTGGGTGTAGGCAGGCCACGAGACGATGGACACCTCGTTGAGTTCCATGTCCGTGACCGTGCGAATCGGCATCTTCCCGTCGTAGTCCCACGCATCCGAGAGCACGCGGAACCCGAAGGACATCCCGCTGATGTCGCCCCGTGCTACTGACCGCACCACATCGGCCGCGTAGGAGATGCCCAGATCCGGCTCGATGACCGCTCGCAGCCCGCGTGCGTCCTTCCGCAGCGTCAACGTGCCAGACCGCGTGCGGCCAAGCACCTTGCCGGGGTCATGGTCGAACAGTGCCCGAACGTCCGCGCCCGTGTTCAGCGCCCGGTCCACGGCTTCCGGAGCGATCTGTTCACGGAACCCGCCCAGATCAAGGCTCAGGGCATTGAACACGATGGCAAAGCCGTCCAGCCGCTTGCCGTCGAGGCTGGCGATCGTCGCATCACGATGGGCAAATCGTCGCAGGTCAGTGTCCATGCCGCTCTCCCTCCACCATCAGCCGATCCGCCACGGCGTGCGCGCGTTCGGTTTCCCACTGGGCCAAGACTCTCGCCAGGTTGGCGGATAGTTCGTCGGCGTCCATCGTGTCGGCTGCGATCAGAAGCTCCCGCCGCGACTGGTCGACGTGCGCGCGCGCCAGTTCGGCCAGCGTCGCATCTGCCGAGACACCCGCGCACGGCGCCCATGCCAGCACCACCGGCCGCAGGACAGCCCGCACGGTGTCGGCATGCAGCGGGTAGAACGTCTCCACCCACGACCGCAGCTTCTCTGGGGTCGCCTGCGCCTTCCGCGCGCGGTCGGCTTCCTTCTGAAGCAAGCGGCCCACCGCGTCGACGACGAGCGCCCGATGCGCCAGTGCGATGGCCCCTAGCCGGTCCACCGTCGTGGCGTGGCGCGTCTCGACCTCGGTCTGCTGCTGGCGCAGGGCTTCCAGCGCCTGCGCGGCCTGTTCGGCCTGCTTCGCTGCCGCGGCTCGAGCTTCGTCGCGCTCCCGCTCGACCACGCCCAGCATCACGTCGAGGTCGTTCTTCTCGGCCTGTGCCGCGTCTCGCTGCTGCTGCAGGCTGGCCCGTTCCGCTGCCCACTGCCGGTCCAGTTCGGCGATCTGTTCGGCCGTCTGGCCGATCTGGGCCTTCAGGTCGTCCGCGTGCCGTGCTGCGAGCGCCGCCAACGCGCCGTCCCGCTCAGCCAGACTCTTCGCCGCGGCTTCCACGTCCGCCCGCAGCGCCTCGGCCTGTGCATCCGCCACAGCCTTCGCCGATTCCGCGGCCGTCAGCCTGTCCACCAGCCGGGCCTCGATGCCGTCGAGCGTCTGCCGCATAGCCTGCACGTCCTCGTCGGGGCCGTCGTCTGGCATGTCAGGCGCAGGGGCCGGTGCTGGTTCGGGCTTGGCCGCCGCTTCCAGACGGTCGATCATCGCGTCGGCATACTCGCCGATCTTCTCCAACGGCACGAGGTTGTTGGCCGGGACGAAGGACAGATCCCCACCGGGTAGCGGGTTCATGTTCTCGTAGGCGCGGATCTCGTTCGGCGTGATGGCCCCGAGGTCGAACAGTGCCCGGTAGAACGCCGCACGGGCGGCCGAGTCGCCACGCAGGAACCCTTCCACCGAGTGCTCGATCGCCTGGATGGACCGCTCCAGCGGCCGCACCAGCTTCCGCGTAAGTTCCTGCTCCCACAGCACCAGCCACGGCCGGATCGCCGAGACGAAATAGTCCACGTTCTGCTGCTCGACGTTGGAGAACGTCGCGTCGGACAGGTGCGCCAGCTTGTGCGGGGGCAGCTTGAACCAGCGGCACACTTCAAGGATCTGAAACTGCCGCGTCTCAAGAAACTGCGCAGAGTTCGGCTCGACGCCGGTTTCCTTGTACTGCGCGTCGTTGTAGAGGGCCAGCAGCTTGTGTGCCCGCTTGACACCCTGGTGCCGCGCTTCGAGCGATTCCTTGTAGCCGTTCTCCGACATCTCGGGCGGCTTCGGCCCTTTGAACGAGATGACCCCGCCAAACGTCGCGCCGTTGCCGAAGAAGGTGCTCCCGAACTGCTCTGCTGCCAGCGCCAGCCCGATGGACTCCCGCGCGTGCTGCACCAGCGACGAGCCGACGCTGCCATCGTGCGAGCGTCCGACGAGGTGCAGCATGTCGGCCGCCGGGATGATGGCTTCGCCGCCGCTCGCGCTCATCACGCGGTAGATCACGTTCCCGGCGCGGTCCCGGTCGTGTCGCACGCGCTCAGGCTCCAACGGCCACAGGTAGACCGGCCGCCCGACGCCATCCCGCTCGATCTCCGCGTAGCCGTTGCCCCAGATGAGGACATGCGCCTGCATCGTGCGGCGGAACACCATCGAGGACATCTCGGGATTTGGCTCGTCGTGGATCAGCCGATACAGTGGGTGCGTGTCGAACTTCAGCTTCCCGCCGTTGTCCGTCCGCTTGTAGAGCATCAACGGCAGCGAGGACACGTCGTCCGAGATGAGGCCGACCGCCGCCCACACGGCCGAGTTCCGCAGCGCGGTGTGTTCCGTCACCGACACACCAGCCAGCGAAGAGCCGCCACCGTCGAAGTACTTGGCGAGTTCCAGCGAGCGCGAGGTTAGCGGCCCAATCGTGTAGGCGCGGACGGTGTCCACCACCCTCGACAAGAACGACGGCTTGGGCGTGTTCGTCACGCGGATCAACTCGGTTCTCGGCATGTCGCTCCTACACCCACTCGAAACTGACGCCCACGGGCTGGATCATCCCAGCCGCCACCGCATCGTTCCGTGCTTCCCAACTCAGCACCGCCGCCATAGCCGCATCGATCTTGTGCGGCGAGTCGGCCCGGTCCTTCCGGATCAACCAGAGCGGTTTCCCCTGCTCATCGCGCCAGCCCTTGAGGTCTTCCCGCCGCGCGTTGCCGATGTGGCGCGTCATCGTCGGGTCCTCACTGTGCGGCACCTTACCGTCAAGAATGGCCGTCGAGAACGCCTGCAGTGCCGCCGTCATCGCCCGGCGCCGGTTCGTCCACCACTCTATCACCCGTTCGGCGCCGAACTGCCCGGCCCACGCCGCGATCGTCGATTCCCAGTAGGGAGGATCGGCGTACAGCCGCCACACGTCATACCGCAGGAAGGCATCGGCGACAGCCTGGTGCACTTCGTCGGCCGGCACCTTCCAGTGCTCCACGTTGAGCGGCTTCTCCCAGACACCGAGCGCCCACTGGTAGCCGGTCTCCAGATGCGTGGCCACCAGCGCGGTGGAGTCGTGGAACAGCGCGCCATCGAATCCGAGCACAATCCGGTCACCGGGCTTCACTGGCGATGGGCTGGCCAGCTTCTGCCACGCCAGCACGTCGAACGCCTGCAACGCACCCTTTACCAGCCGGTTTGTCCAGACGCGCTCAAGGAAGGCTTTGTCCGCGGTCGGGTCATTCCAGAGGTTCGCGATCGCGTCGATGTCTCGCCACGCCGCCGCCGGTCCGGACGCCTCGATGACAGCTGCACGCACACCTTCCCGCGTCGTCAGGTCGTGCTCGTCTCCGGCCTGCCTGTGGAAGTAGAACAGCGAGGCATCCGACACGGTCCCAGCTTCCACGGCCCGCGCGTAATCCATCGTGTCCTCGGCCACGGACCCGGTCCCCGGCTCTGGCGCGGTCGTCGTCTCCAACATCCACGGGTCCGCGATCTTGCGCTTGGCCAGGTTGTTGAGCATCGTCTGGTGCGCCTGCTTCAGCCGCGGCAGGGTCCACCAGTGCGTCTCGTCCATCACCGCGAACGTCGTGCGGGCACCGTCTCGGGCGCTCGGACTCGACGACAACGACACCGCTTTCCCGTCGCCCTGCTTGCGCTTGATGCGCTCAAGGCCGATGTCGAAGTCGTCCCGCAGCGGGCCTTCCTCGAGGATGACGATCAGCGCCCCATAGGCCAGTTCGTCTGACTGCTCCTCGGTGTAGGCTACCAGCGGGATGTACGGGTCAGATACCGGACCACCGATAGGCTCGCCGCCCTTCGTCCAGCCAATGCACCGGACCGGCGCTTCGTGGTGGAGTTCGCAGGCCGCAATCCACGCGGCCAACTCCGTCTTTGCCAGCCCCTTCGGCAGCGAGATGCCCGCCCGCTTGAACCGCCGCCGCCCCGCCTTCGGGTGCCCCTGCGGGTAGAGTTCGTACATGCGGTAGATCAGCGCCCGCTTCTCGTCGTCCAGCACCGCCGGCTGGCCGCGCAAGTCCCCCGGCCCGAACACCAGCCGGTCCTCGATGAAGTCGCACACCAGCCCGCCGAGGGTCGGATACAACTCCCGATCGTGAGGGACCGTCAGAATCACGGGTTACTTCACCGCCATCAGGATGTTCCTCGGGTCCGTGCCGGTTCGGGCAATCCGGGCCGGGTTCATCGTCGGCACCTTCGCCGCCGCAGGCTCGACGTTGTCCAAGTTCAACTGCTTGACCAGCTGCTGATACCGGCCCATTGCCGACAGGCGCGTCTCCGGCCGGTGCTCCGTGTCGCGCGAGATGGTCAGCGCCTCCACAGCCAGGTCGACCAGCGCCGATCGTGTCGCGTCGAGCTCGCCAGCCTCCCGAACCGCCTTTGCCCAGTCCTGAGCCGTCCGCCCCGGCTGCACGCCCGCCGCAATCCCCGTCTTCGGTGCCGGCGCGGCCACCTTCCCGGCCTGCATCCAGCGGTGCAAACTTGAGCGGTTTACCCCCAGCTTCTGGGCCGCTTCGGATAGGCTGCGCGACGTTGCCACGACTTCGGCTACGTTCTTGAGTCCTTTGAGCTTATGGGTCCGCTTGGGCATCACTCAGCGTCCAGTTCGCAACACGGTGTTGCAAACAGCAGTTTCTGAG